TTACCAGTTACTGCTAAAGTTGCATAACCATCGGATGCATCTTCCATTCTGTTCCAGTTGTAATTAGTTTGATCACCCCAAGCGTTTGAATTTTCGCCTGTTGTCATTAATCTCAAACCAAGATTTGACCATGTTGATGCCATATTATGTTTCCTTTAAATATTAAATATTAATTATGTTATTCTCAAAATTGCGTTAGACTCATCTGCAGTTGGAAATTGAATTGTAAATGTTCCGCCTGCTACAGAATAATCTGCACCAAAATCAATAACCATTACAGCTGGATCACCAGATGCTGAATCATTATAAATGACACAACCTCTAGTAGTAAACGTAGCACTTGTCCATGAAGAATCTGCAAAATCAGTAAGCGCAGTTGTGGTTGTACTAGTACCATTTGTTGGTGTAACATTTGTTAATGTATTACCCCCAGTAGTATATCCATTTCCATTTGCTAACTCATCCGAGTTGCCTGTTATTGTTGTATATGAAGTAGTTGCTGCGCTGTATGTACCAGTTTGTGAAGCTTGTGCTTTAATTAAAGCAACTTTCATTGTATTTCCACTTGTAGCAGTAAAGTTATGCGTAGCAGTCATGAGCTCTTTTTTAAATGTTGAGCATATTGCTGATGTAATTCCCATTATCTATTTTCCCTTGTTCTTGATAATTCGTTAAGTTCACCTTGTAGTAGTGTAGAATTTCTCATTCTTACTTGTTCCTCAGTGGCTAGTACTTGTGCTGACCTCTGATATAATTGTTGATACTTGGCTAGTTCTTGATCTGCTTTCATAAATGTAGCAGCTTCTACTAAACAAGCATATAACAGCGTATCTCCACAATAATCACCTAAATACGTATTTGCATTAGATGAAGACAACCCTGCTGGTCTTATATTATAACTAATTTCAATGGTTTTGTCAACCGATGAAGTGGGGGCAAAGATAAAATTTGTTTGCCTATCAGAAGAAGTATAAGCTGATCCATCATGAGTAAATGACCAATAATAAGGTTGGTCAGTTTGAGTAGCAGATGTCCCACCTCTCCAATATTCTTTTATAAAAGATTCATCTTTTTCATAAATCCAATCACCCTTTTGTACCTGCATCCAACGAACTACGACTAAATCCTGTGGTACAGCTACTATATTAGTATTTGCTGTTAATGTCATTGTAGTTGTTTTTTGAGCTGAAGTAAAGTCAATTTCCTTATACATTCGCTGTTCAGCTAATTCTATGCATAAATTAATAGGAGCTATACCAGATCCTGTCGCTGCAGTAAATTCTGCCGCATCGTTTTCCATCCAATCTTGGATAGCTTGTACTAAAGTTGTATATGTAAACATTATAATGCTCCTCCTTGTTGTCCATAACCATAAGCTCCTTGACCCCAAGTACCTTGAGACCATCCACTAACTACTGGAGTTACCGAACCTTGAGCTGAACCAGCCGCTATTCCAGTTGGTAATGCAGCAGCATTAACAATTACTGTACCTAAAGCAGTTGCAGTTGCTATACCTGGTGGTAATTCTGTTGCTCCAAAGAATAATCCAGATGAACCTTGAGCTGTTCCTGCAGCAATACCTGCTGGTTGATCTGCTAAGTTTTGTTCTAATGTACCTAAACTAGTACCTGCTGCAATACCTGCAACATTTTCTGCAGAACTAAATGCCAATGAGCCAAGAGACGTGCCTGCAGATTGTCCTGGAGGTACTTCAACAACATCAATAGTTCCGTCTGGCCCTGTGTGTAATGTGCCATTATAGGCAGCCATTACTCCAGAGTAACCTTGATATAATGAACCTAATCTTACTATTGTTTCATCATCAGAATTATCAGGACGAGGATTTTGTACAACATCACTTAATGTCTTTTTAAAATATTTAGATGGATCTAATTGAGGTTGTTTTGATTCCCAATCATTTTTGTGAACCATGTAACCATTCCATTCTTTTCTAAGATCTTTATGTTTAACCTTAAAACCAGAACGGTCATCAATTGCTACTGCATATTTTCCTCTAGTGTATCGTGCCATTAGTAATATACCGCTGGTTGTACAAAGAAACTTACACGTTCTCTATCTTCTTCTTTAGCTTTTTCCCAATCAGCTGCATAAACTTGTGCTAATTCATTTCGTCTGTTAATATCTACTGTACCTGGATGTTTATGAGCTAACTTTAAAGTTAATCCACTAATCATTGCAGGTAACATGCGTTTCGGAATTTGTACTTGTTGATTATAATTAATATATGGAGAAGTAACTTGACCTGCTGTATCGCCACTAGCTGCAGCTGCCCATGCTACATCTTCTGGATATTTAATCATCCATGCTTTTAATTTGTAATATGTTTGATCTGGAACAGGCCATAAATAAACTTTATGTGTGCCCACTCCTGAACTTGTGTATTGAGCATTACGCTCAACAGAAAATTGAGAAGGTTTGCCGCTTGTTGTTTTTGTTGGAATTTGTAAATAGTCTGCTAGACTAACACGTTCTATTTGAGTATCAGAATCTGGATCAGCATTAGTATCTAATATAACCGCATCCATAATATCTGAATATGTATTAGAACTAAATGTAATATAGTTTTGATCCTTAGTCATGGTATGTTCAATCAAATCAAGCGTAAATAAATTTACACCTTCATTGATCCATTCTACCATTAATAAATTCAAAGAACGTCTAGCTGTAATTAGGTCATAGCCACCCTTTGAGCTTACTCCTAATCTTTCGTAAGCTTCTTGTATTACAGTATCAATCGTTAGATTGAATGTATTAGTGCCTGATGTGGCCATGTTTTGTCCTTCCTATATTAAGGTACGAACAATCAAATAACACATTTGAGCAAAAACTGTGCCACCAATAACCCAAATAAATTTAGAAAGTTTATCTATATCTATTTGCATATGGGCCAAGTGGTTGTCTTTTATTGTATCAATTTTTTCATGTACTAACTTAAGTTCACCTTTGATCTCAATAATTGCTTCCTTATTTGTTTGTTCGCCCATATTATTCTGTATAAGTTTTAGTGCATTCCATCACAACTGTAAACATACTACCATTAACGGCTGTGCTAGGTACTACAAGATTAATATCATCTTCGTTATCATTTGCTGTTTGGTTTGCGGGAAGTCCGCCAAATTCTCTAAAGTCCCAATAGCCTGTACCAACTAATCCGAGAATAGGAATATCTCCATCATCATCTTCATAATCTAAACGAGCATATGCAGGTGAAGAGTTGTCAGTTGCAAACCATACTCTTTGTATACTTAAAGTTTTACAAGTTTTTCCATTTGGTAATGACGGCCTTGCTGATCGATCACCAAATACTGTAGTACTTCCTGAACCATCAGATTGTACTACTAGTTTAATAGTAACTCGTTTTTCATTTTCTTGTAATATAGTTGGCCCTGTTACTGTATCTGCCATATTGTTTTCCCCTTCTTAATTAAGAAATATGAGGGCCCGAAGGCCCCCATTAATTGTTATTATGATTCTTATGAATCAGTAAAAGGTGTTGCTAGTGTTCCATCACCCATCAAGAATGCTTCAACAAACCATGTTGTTGTATTCACTCCTGTAAGTCTAATGAAACCACCAGTTAACCAACCTTGTTCAACCGCACCTAAATCGATAACATCGTTAGATGATGTTGGATGAAAGTTATCAGTTTCACCAATCTGTCCTGTATCAAACAAGAAAGCTGTTCCTAAGAAACCATCAGTTCCATCAGTTGTAGCAGTTTTAATTTGTCCTGCTCCTGTGAAAGTAGTTTCTACAAGAAAAGTATAAGTAAGACCAGCTGCTGGTGTAGGTAAAGTTGCTACGATTCCTGCTGCTCTGTTAAAACCAAAAGTTGTTCCTGACATTGCTGTTGTTACAGTATATGTAGCATCAGTAATTGAAGTATAAGCTTTTAGAAGATTGGTAGCACCAGTCATTTTCATAGTACCAGTACCTGATACGTTACCACTTGAATCGATATCAAAGTTAGTTGTTACGGTACCAGTTCCAGACGCTTTGCTGATTTGTTCAAAACCACCTTCAGATCTGACTGGGCCGTTAAAAGTTGAATTTGCCATTCGTTAATCCTTCTGGGAATATAGTCCCAAGTTATTTTCTTATTGTCTCTATAACGTCTGCTTGGTCAGTCAATAAGATTTGTTAAGTCCAAGATATAATAAAAGCAAGAGGGACATTTCTGCCCCCCTTACTTAAATTAATTATACGCCTTCAGAACCGTATACGCCTCTCCAGTCAGACCAGCCGAAGCTGTATCTTTCTCTAGATTTGTATCTTACGTTTCCAGTTTCAAAGTCGCCTTCCATATTAGTAGCAATAGATGCTCTGTTGAACATCTTTGTACCATTAGGAACGTCAGTTCTAATGAACCAAGCATCATCATCTGTAAATCTATGATTCACATAATATCCGCCTGGTAGCATTCCAGTTGATTTAACTGCATTCACATCATTGTCTGATGATCCTGGTCTATATGGAGATGCTAATAGTCTTTCCGCTACAAAAACCAATTGTCTTGGCACATGTAGTGTACGACCTTGAGCTGCGATTGGAACACCTTTATCGTCAGTTAAACCAGCGATATCAATCAAACCAGTTTCCAAAGATGTTTCTGACAAGTCAGCATAAGAAGATGGTCTGTTAGATCCATTAGTTCCAGAAGCTTGCGGGTGCGAGCTTGAGATTAATGGTTGACCATCGCCGCCTGTGTAGTCTGTATCAAATGCGTTATTATATACATTTGAAGCTTTAGTTTGTTTAGCAGAAGCCATTGAACGTGCTAATGCTTTTGTTAATCGAGTAGATAACTTGTCATACAAATTGTCTTCCATAGCTTCCTCAGTAATTGAGAATGCCATAGCGACAGTTTCATTAGTATAACGAGAAACATACCCTTCACCAGTATTACCGTAGTTTACTGCTTGGCCTTCAAATTTAGTTGAAGCTTCTCCGAATCCTGGGAAAAGAACTTCTTCTTCAAAGGCTCTATTTGATGATTCCTCATCGAACAGTACCGCATGTTCATTTTCGTAACGAGCATACTCAGTTCCGAAAATTGCATTCAAGCCAGGTACTAATTCTTTAAGGATTTGACCTCTAGTAATTGCCATTTTTTATATCCTCCTAGATATTATATACCTGTAACGCCAGTAGCGCCATTTAGGTGTTGGTGTGAGTTAATTTTAACAAGTATGTCCATAACAGTACCAGTTGCAGTATAACTTCCATCAGTTTCTGCACTACCATAAACTGATAGTGGGAAAGTGTTAGTAGTTGCTACTGTAGAAGCATCAGCTACCATTCCTGATTTATGTGTATAAGCATTACCACTTGGAGAAGCTACGATTTGTACTAGCTTTCCAGTTGAATTTGCTGCCGTTAAGCCTGTTCCTGCTTGATCCGATTGAATTTTAAAAATTGTAAACGGATCGTCATAAACATATGCCTTGTATTGTGCGCTCGCCACAGTACCATTTGCGATACTACGAACGAACTTTACATCACCTGTGGAATTATCCGCGTATTCAGCTCCCCAGAAGACTCCGACAACCGCACCTGGAGATGCAGCGCCAATGTCTGTTACAAGAAGTCCTGAACTGTAAGTAACCAAGTCGCCTTCGAAATAAGCACTTGGAGCAGTTGCAGCAATTCTGTAACCATTCATGTCTGTGTAGTTGTTTACTCGATTCTGTCCGCCAGCTGCGTGATGCATTGGTGATAGACCGTATCCAGCCATATAATTTCCTCCTTTAGAAAATTAAATTGTTTATTATTAAAAGAAAACTAGATAACTAGATATGTCTAATTATTTAGTCTTCAAATTTAGTTTCTCTTGCACCACCAGAGCTAACTGTAGTTGATGACTCGTCTACGCTTCGCATGTCACCTTGTCCTGCCTGTTTGAATTCATTAGAATAAGCTTGTCCCATTACTCGATTTTGTTCTTTGTAATAGGTAGCTCTTTGATCTACGATTTCTTGTGGGACTTTCATTAATATTAAATCCCCAGAGCGGACTGTACCTGCGTGTTTACCTGTATCCAAAATATCAGGAACTTCTCCGTCCCCTAGTTCTTCTGGTCTAACAAGTTCGTATCCTTGTCGGATTCTACTGTTAACATTTGCATCATCAGGTTGATTTAACAATTCATGTCTAACCCACCTATAATGCATTCCTTCAGGAGCTTCTTGAGTTTGTAGCTTCTGAGGAGGTGTCCAAGTTTTTTTACGAGTTGTCGATGCCCGTGTTTTTCGACTGCTTTGAGTTGCTTTTGTCATATTATCCTCCCGCCTTTAACTGGCGTTGTTTTTGGCGTGCATATTCTTTTAGGTCTACTCCAAGTCTATTAGCCATCTCAACTTCCGTTTTACTTAGCTTAATCTTGGAACTACCAGGGTTTGCACGTGATCCCCCTACGACTGTCGGAACCTTATTAACATTCTTCTGCTTAAATCGTTCAGGAAATTCTGTACGTATTCTAGCATCAAGTTCATTATAATATTCATTGGAATCATTAGATGGAATAATACCATCGTCAGTTAACTCTTTATGAATAACTAATGCTGCTTGAGTCATAATTCTATCAGAAGTATCATTGCCCCCAAACCATCTATTTCTCTTTTGCCATTCAACAGCCTTTCTATCAGGTGTTGGCGCATAAGGATTTATAGGATTTGTGGACTTAGGTTTTTCTTTAGAATTATTTGAAGATTGTTCTTTTGGTTTTTCTATTTGAGACTCAGCCGTAACTTTATATTGTTGAGCCACTAATGTTTCAGCCTTCACTGAAGCTAACTCATCTTGTGCTTTTATCTCATCATCAATGTTACCGTTTTCTTTAGCAATCTTCAAAGCAGATAGGGCTTGTTTTTCTTGGCTACTTAATTTATCAATATAATTATTGATTGCACTTAACTCATTGCTTCTATTTTTAGCATCAAGTTCTTGCGCTTGAGATAACCAACCAGCTTTATCTTGCTCTGCAGCTCGTAACTTTTCTTCAAGTTCCTTCTTTTGTGCAACAAGGCGCTTTATCCGTTTTTCAGCACGCTTGCCGAATACTTTCTTTGAATCCTCAGTATCATCTTCTTCAATTTCTGATTCAGATTCAGTTTCAATTGACTCTTCCGATTCAAGTTCCGCTGATTCTTTTTCTTCTTCTTCAGTAGAATCTACTTCCGTGACTGGAGCAGTTGTATCCTTCTGCTCTTCAGGAGTATCTCCTTCATTTTCAGATAAGTCTATTTCTATTTCTTCAGTAGATTCGACTTCATCTTTTATTCCTTCGTCTATCATATCAGACCTCCATTGGGTGCGACCCACGTTTAACGCTGTTAAGCCATTATGGCTTTGTTACAATTGTACAGTATATTTAACAACAATACAAGTGTATTTCTTACTTTAATGATATTTTTTCAGGCTTTTGCACTATTGCAATAACTTCATCGTCATTGATAATAGTATAATCTTCATTATCATACTTAAATTTACTACCAACATATTTTCCAGTAAGCACCCAGTCACCTACTTTACACCAGTTTTTTCCTTTTTCTTCGTAACATTCAGGCCCCATAGATACTACTTTAGATATATTTGTGGCATGTTTCTGCCATTCTTTAGTAGTATCAGCAAGTATAATACCTCCTGTTGTTTTTTCTTGTATTTCCCTAGGC